ATCGGATAGGTGCCGCCGATCGCATACGTCAGGCTGGTCCAGGCGGTGGACCCGGTGCCGACCTTCCATTTCTTGGTGTCGGACTCAATGCCGATCTCACCTGCGAGCAGCGTCGGGTTCTGCGCCGTCCAGTTTGCAGCGGTGTCATACCGCTGTTTCATCAGTGCCGAGAGGTTGATGCTCATGATGCTCCTGAGGGGCTGATGGTGTAATCTCGCGCAGGCGTTGCCGCTGCTGCGCCAGCATCTAATAAGTACAGTCTAGATGGTGTTGCCGCCGCCGCACCTGCATCAAATACTAAATCGCCCGTATTGATTGGAACAGACTCCAGCTCAACATTAACGCTAAAGCGATCGAATGAAACATCTGTGATCGTTACTTCGGACGAATATCGCCAAGCAAAATCACTTAACAGCGGGATTGGTGGTGCAACAAAATCGCCCCATACCTCAGCCGATAAAAAAAATATCTCAAACGTGCCATTCTGCCCGATGTAATGGTCTTTGATTAAAGCCATGTTGGCTTCCGTCAAATGTTCATATGACAGGCTTAAAGTCTGCGCAATGCGTCGATTGCCTCTCCTAAATGCAGTCGCTCTACCGCTCAAACTGGTTGCAATTACAGCCGGCAAACTACCGGGGACATAGAGCCTGGAATTTGGCGCAAGCGAGGGAAAGGTTGTCATGATTAAACGATCACACTTTCTAGGTTTATTTGCAAGCTAAATCGGTTAATACCTGCTGGCGTAACGGTAAATGAACCAGCGTAACGCCATTCGTAATCAACGCCGCTGATCGGTTGAGTTGTATAGCCACTCCATATTACAGCCGGCAGCGCGAAAGGTATGATGCTCCCTTGCTGGCCATCGTAGTGATCGTATATGGAATACAGTTCAGTTTCTGTAATTGCATTAAACGACATTGACAGCTTTTGCTGCACTCGTTTTGTACCTTGCAAGAATCTTACATTAGCCCCGCTGGATGCGCTATATTCCAATTGCGGCGTATTACCTAGGCTGATCGACCTAGAATTTGGCTTTATCGAAGGAAAATCAGCCATTAGATCACACGAAAGGCATCGTTAATCATTGAGTAGGTGATTGCCGAAACGTCGCTAGCCGTGACAGGGAAGTGTTCCGCCTGAATTGTGCTGCGCCCTTCAGCATCAAAAGTGATACTATTGATTTGATACCATTCTACCTCGGATCTGTCATCGCCGGCTGATGTAATGCGTTGCCGATCAATCTTAATAATATCCGTTGGCTTTAATCCTGTTACAATCAATGCAGTTTCAAAACTGATTGAATGCGTTGAAAGCCTGCGCTTGGCTAATTCATAAACTGCATAAGAAATAACGTGATTATCATATGTGCAAAAATCAGTCATATCGAATTGCTCAACCGGTGCATCTAATGCAGTAGTTTCGTACGATACTTGAAGTGTGCGCTGAATGCCGATTTCACTTGGATTTGCCTCGCGGTAAACCATCACCGCAATAAAATCTTGACGATCTGTGACTGGGTAAAATGACTTATTAAAACTACCTGGTAGTATTTCATCTTCCGTGAATGTTGCTACTGGCGTTAATGCGCCTTCGTCGAGCGCAATACCATCTAATGGCAACAGCGGTTCAAAGCAATATTGACCACCAATTGATAGAAATGACAAGATAAAATATGGAGCCAATTGAGATATTAGATCAATGATGTTAACGGAATCTTCCAGTACACCATTAAAGAAAAATCCGTAATAATCACAGAACGCTGCGATGCTGGTTAAATTGCCAGTATAAATTGGTGACGCAATATCGGCTGTATCAGCGCCATCAGCGCGTTTGTAAATTGAGAACAGATACATTGCCATATCAACGAATTGATTGCTGGCGCCGCGTGGATAAACACCGCCAACCAAGCCGCCGCTGTAAAGGTCAACTTCGACGCCTTGCTCGTAGTAGATAAAAAGTTGCTTGGTAGTCGTAGGGTACGATCCCTCGGAAGGTGGTTCATAGATATTGCCCTCAACTCGCAAAAATGTGATGTCTGTATATGCCGAATTGTCAGCACCTGGTGTCAGTGGCAGGTAAAGATTGCCGCTGGTGGTAAGTGACGTGCCAGCCGTATAGGTGAAGGTATTGGCATTGGGTACTGTTGCAACAATGTAGGTGCCTTCAACGCCATTGCCGCTGGTGATTTCGACATAAACGGTACTGCCAACTGATTTACCATGTCCTGCTGCGGTGACTATTACAGTAGTTCCTGACTGTGAATATGTTCCCGTCAGATAATTGTATGGGCTTTCTATATTCTCTTGCTGTACACCGTATAGGGTGCCCGTGCTAGCGGGCAATGATGGATTATACTGATTATTAACAGCAGCAATTGTGAATTGTATTACTAACCTTGCGCCGGCTGGTATGCCTAAAAAGCCTGGAGATTGAGGCGCTATTGTGCCAGCCTCGTCAATCGAACCAACTGTAAAACCACCGCCAGTTGCTGGATTAAAGTTTATACTAAGTAATGTCGAAATAGTCCATCCTTTGTATGCTAGATATGCCGCTGAAATATCCGTACCATCATCGGAATTAAAAGCAAATACATCATTTCCAGTAAGGGTTGCAACTGTGTTACTTGTGTTACCTAGCCCCCTAGTAATCAATCTAGTAGTGTAATAACTATAAGGATCGTACGAATATGTATAGACAGCGCCAACCTCGGCTTTAGCTAGTTGTGATAAATACGAATATGTTTCAACACCACAAAACAGCGTCCCACCACCGATAGGGCAAGTGTCGGGTGCTGCTGCAATCTCCGCAGCACTTGCATAATCATGCTGCAATGTGATTGCCTGATCGGCAATAAATGCCAATGACTGCGGGCCAACCCAGGTACGATATTTTACGGGAGAGCTAACAATTTTACCTTGGCTGATTGCGTACAGGAAACTACCTACAAATAATTTTGTGCCAGATTTCACCATCGACGGCTGCACCCATATGCCGCCAATATCATCAACCCGCTTGCCAAATACAATCGGTATCGTTTCGCCTGCTGTTGCAAGTTGCTGTCTCTTATCAATGTCTGACGATGGCTTTTTGCCAGTTAGCAGTGAATCATCAAGTTTTCTTGCGGCGCGTGCAGGCGGTGCCTTAGGTTGTGGTCTGGCCTTAAATGCTTCCTTGCGTGCGTGATATAGTTTATATTGAATTTGATAATTTGCAGCAGCGCCAAGAGTGCCTGCCTTGCCCCACCGATTTGGATTTGATATTTTTTTACTGCCCCCTGGGGCACCTTCGTAAGCCTCATCCCTTTGCCAACCATCAGGATCTTGCCCATCAAATGGGCTATTACCGCTGAATTGTGGGCCGCCAATGTTTTCAATTGGGCCGCCAATGTTTTTCATTGTCCTATAAACCTCCCGATAAGATTGGACGCAATTTTACGACTGGGCACCTGTCCTTTCTGCTTATCAATCGCTGGGTTGATTGTCCAACTTATTGATATGTCATCTATTCCGCAAACTTCAATGCTACCAATATACCTGCTAATCACTTCCGCGCTCGCGGGATCAATTGAATCAAATCCTACATCCTGGATCACAAGCGATGCAACTACAAGCGTATTACCACTAGCCGCTTGTTCTGTCAAATCAACAATATAGCCAACGGCTGCGGCATTAACTTGGAAATCATTGACTGCTTCAGCAGTTGTTGATCCGAACCCATCAGCATTAAATGCTAAATATGGATATGTTCCATCAATGTCGGTATCAATTACTAGCGTTTGCGGCACTTGGTAGAAGTTCTGCCATTTTGCTGTAGGCGATCGCTTGCCAGTTATCGGATCACGCACGCTGCTGCGATCTGCGTAATACTCCAAAAAGCACATAATGTCGTAATTCATGCCATGCCTACCACGCGTCTGGCGCTACCATCATTGCGGAGCATATTAAGTGTTTGTCGAACACCTGTTTGCACGGCGCGGGCCATTTCTTGGGTTGTAACGTAGTTTACACCATTCATTTGCATTACAGGGCCTGTCTGGATACTGATTGCCGGTGCCTTGCCACCACCACCGACGCTACTGCTGTTCGGTGATGCGAGATAACTGGCGGCGGATGATGCAGTCTTGGATTGCACTGCTGCATTGCCGCGCATACCAGATAGGTAGTTGCTGGCAAAACCGGCAGCCTTACTGGCCGGCACAACATATTCAGACTGGCCACCTTCTCCAATTATCGCATTGGTCGGTCTTGAGACGAAGCCACCACTAGCGTAAGCCTTCGGCGCAGGGGCAGCCTTAGGTGCATTCAGATATGATTGTATGGCCTGCACATTGCGCAATTGTTGCGCTGCATTTGCGGCATTGGCCGCAACCTGACCCATGGCGCCAGCAAGGTTTTGCGCTTGCCCCACACCAGCCGCAAGACTATTAGATAGACTCACCGCATTTGACTGTGACATGCCGATATTGTCACTTGTCAGTTTGGCTTCTAGTGATAATTGCGCTTGTACGATCTTAGTAGCGAGAACCGCTTTGGCAGTTTGCTCCTGATATGCGGCAGTTTGTCTGGTTGATTCTAGGTTTTGTCCTGCAAGATCAATAGCTGCTTTTTGGCTGGCGAGTGCCTCATTCATCTTGGCAATAATTTTATCTTCGCTTTTGGGATCTTTTAACGCTTGAAGTTTGCCTTCAGCTTCTATTTCTTTGTATTTAACATTTAAGGCGCCAATCGCTAACTGCTGCTTTTGTTGATCTAGCTTAATGGCTTCCATCGCCATTTGATATTCAATCTGCGCAGCCTGCACCTGCTGCTGGAACATTTTGACAGCAATATCTGCGCGTTGCTGCGCGGTAGTTGCCAGGCTCATTTCACGCTCAAGCTGGGCGCCTTTCAGGGTATTAAGCGCCTGCTCTGCGCCGTAGCGTGCCTGGTTGATCGTATTGCCGCGCTCTAATGCAGCAATCTGACCTTCAATCGCTAACTTACCGGCTGTTGCTTGGTCTTTTGCTGCCGTAAGCCCTGCGGTTAATGCTGCTGTTCTTTCCGCTGCG